CCTGAAGCCCATACGAGCTCATCTACTCCTGATTCAGCTGATTCAGCCGCAGAACCATCTGCGGACACAATCATGCCGATTAGAGTATCTTCAGCGGAATTTGGGATTACCTTAACAGTACCACTACCGGCATCTGAACAGATAAATCTAGCAGTCCAACCAGCTCCTGCCTGAGCAGCAGTTGGAAGGGTTATGCTAAAAGTTCCATCTAAGTCAAGTGTAAACACTTTTCCAGAATCACTAGGGTCTAGCGTCTTAGCTGCTGAGATATTCTCAACAACTGTTCCACCATAACTAGCTCTTGAACCTAATTTAGCCATTAGTTACCTCCTATCCGCTGAACGGTGTTGCGCCTGTAGCATTAGTACCTAAGACGTTACCATATACAACCCATCCAACACCTACTACAGAACGAAGATTAACTTCTGAGCCTAAAAGACCACCAGTAGTTGTCGCGTTCATAGTAATAATATTGTTAGATGTGCCGTTAGCGGCAAAACCATCATCAGCATCAACTGAATGTACAGCTAGTGTTCCTTGGTAATAATTACCAGCGGAATCGGCTGAAGTGATAGTAATATCACCACCAGCGTCATTAGCCATAATGAACTTATATTCAACACCAGATTGAGTGATTGTAGGAAGTACTATTGCACAAGCATCAGAATCGGCAATGTGAATAACTCCTCCATCAGCTTCTGTTAGAGTAACACCAGCGGTTATTTTCATATAACCTCCCTGGTGGTCAGCTAATCCGTCTAAGACTTCACCAGCCTTTTGTTGTCCATACATTACATGAGCCATAAATTACCTCCTTATGTCCAGTAAGCATGAGATTCAGGCATCTGAAACTCCATACCGGCTTCTGTTTGAATTAAGTCAACTCTACGGTCAACGCCACTATTCTCTAAGGTTTGTACACCAACATAAATTGAAGTGTCTCTATTAAGTCCGTTACCGACCAATGGTCTATAAGCAACGTGCTTCATATTAACAGCTAGAATTTTAATAGGTGAACCATCTAGGTGAATATTACGAGTTACGTTCATATCTCCAAAAGGAGTACTAATAGTTGTAATATCAGCCCCAAATACCTTCTTCTTTCCCATCAATGCCATATCAGCACGGAAGTTAGGTGAAACCTCAAGATTATTTGAGAAATAACCACTTAGTTTATGCAGCCAATTATATGTCTGCGTATCCACGAAGAACAATGTTGCATTAGCATTATTGTAACGTGGGTCTAAGAAGTTGCTCAAATCATCTAAGAAATCATCTTGTGTTTTTGACGCATGAGTCAAACTAAACACATTTCCATAACTTGAAATGAAATCAACAGCGCCTTGTGTATACCATTCATCTCCTGAATCGTATTGTGAACCAAACATGATAGCTTGTTCAATATCCCATTTGTGTTCGATTAGCTTTTCACGCCAGATACGAGCCCATTCATTCGGTTCATACTTTAGCACGGTAGCACGAGTTGTGTTATCCATAGCCATAGCTGTTTTGAAAATTTGGGTACGCCCATATGCTGTCGAGAAAGGCTGGTCTTTCCATGTTTCAGGGTAACCAGAGCCTTGTGAGTGAGAATTACCAACTACATAAACTCTAGACTGCTCTAAACCATTAGAAGAAGTTGAACCAGCAATAGATGTGCTATAAGTACTATCACCAACCGGTGTATTTACACCAAGTGGTCCTGCATAGTAATCATCTCCAGCATCTTTTGTTTTTACAACTGTTCCTCTAATAATAGCAGCCTCACCATGAGTGTGAGCTGTAGGTGGACTTGTACTCTCATCTTGCAAAGTAACTGTGTCAACCTTTACAATAGCATATGACTTTACAGCACCGGCAGCAGAATCAGAAAAATTAATTTTCAACATCTGACCAGGCATATAAAACTGAGGTTGTGTACCATCAGCACCAATTACGATTTCTTGACCACTTTGACCATAGACATTCTGGCGATTGCCAGATTTTGTATAGTCTGTAGCTAGTTTAACGTAAACGGTATTTGCTGCTGTCTCATACTTATCGTATTGAGTCGTAGCATTAGTAGATTGATTTTCTACCCATGTAGAATTATCATTACTAAAAGCAGTAGCATATGCATATCGTTTATGGAAAGAGGGTCTACGTTCTGTGAACTTAAACTCTGGGTCGTCTGTTGGCTTTTTCGCAAGCTTAGATACGAAACGAAAGAAAGGGTCTTGAGCTACTGCTAGCTCAGAAACTCTACTTCCAAAATCATATTGTCTACGAAGAACACCAGTATCGAGGTCAGTTCCTAATCTGGAACCAGCACTACCACCGGCGACATCAGCAACAGCGTCGAGTGTAAATAAATCAGCCATTTTACCTTATCTCCTATTTTAACATTAAGCGCCTGCTAATGGCTGAAAAAAATCAGTTATTAGCCAAACGCATTATCCAGTTTCTGGTCAATACCTAGTAATGCATCAAAAACTTGGTCGTCTTGAGATGTTTCAACGGCTGCACTACCTGCTGTAGCTAATGAACGTGGTTGCTCTTGTGTCTTCTTCATCTGTGTAGCAACTTGCTGTCTTGCGTTATCAGCAATATTAGATTCACGTTCTTTTCTTTTCATAAGATAATAAATATCATCTAATTCAAGAGATTTGTTTTTAGCGAAATCAACAAAAGTAGACCATTCATTATCTGTCATGTCTGTCTTTTGTCTAAATGCAGTTTCCCGTGCGAGTCTTTGGTTTTCTGTTTGCTGTTTTCCTAACTCATTGTTAAGTCTACGTTGAACAATACCATCAACTGTAGCCCCAAATACTTTAGCTGAATCCGACTTAGGGTCAGAAAAAGCTTCATCTGGGTCAAATTGAAAATCTTCAGGAAGTTCCATGTTTTGAGACATACTCTCTGGTGCTTGACCACCGCCCTCAAAATAATTCCGCACATGCTGAATTAAATTAGGGTCTTCTCGCATTGCATCGAGTATCGGCATATATGGTTCTAATTCATTAAGCTTGCCATTAAGACGTTTAGCTTCACGACTAGAATCACTATACCTTTTTTGCAAAGCATCATCGCCTTGCTGTTGAACTCCGCTAGGGCTCGCTGGTGTATTATCACCTAAATCTTGCGAGGTTGACTGCGAATATTCGCTATCTATTATACCTCCATTAACACTATTATCAAGTTCTGCGAAAAAATCACCAGAATCCATAGAATCTAATGTATCTCCAGAATCAATACTATTTATAGCGTTGAGGTCTTGGACTTTACTTTCGGGGGCTTCTTGAGCGTTGCCTACTTGTTCTTGTACCATATTTTATCCTTTTATTGGTTTTTCTAAGTTAATACAAAAGTAATTATAAAAACAACTAATCTTTTCTGCTTACGCAAGATTTAATTTTGCTGCTCCAAATGTAACCACTTTTACATTTTCTATTACCACCCTTCTCAGGATGGTCTTTATTATGCTGAGCCTTACTAACAAGTTTAAGATTAGACCTGCTATTATTCTTTTTGTTACCATCTGAATGGTGAACAACTTGACCAGACTTAGCATTAGTTTTATTTCTATAGTGTGTCTGACTACTTCCATCTATCCATCTGCCATTTGAGTTTCCACTCCTTGCCATTTTTGGATATGATTTTTTAAGCCAAGCCACTATTCAGTTTCTTCAGGTGATGAAGCCTGTTGCATTCCCTGCATTCTTTTATCAAATTCAGACTTTAACATACCTCTTAATAATTTTTGTTGAGCTTCTGTTTCTAAAACATCTTTTCTAACTTCATTTTCAGCATTTCCAATTTTCATCTTAATACCTGCTTGTACTAATTGACGTTCTAATGTTTCAATAGTTCCATCTTTATCTTTCATAGCTTCTTGCATTGATTGTACTTGACCTTGAAGTTGTGAATACATTGATTTTCTTTCAATGATTTGTTTCTTGTTTCTAATATCTGTTTCACCTATCATAGCAATATCATCAATCAATCCAGACTGGAACCATCTAAAGTATTCTTCTAGTAATGCCCATCTATTTATTGGCATTGTAGCTCCAGCTACTACTCTAATATCAAATCTTGCAGATGAATAATCTTTAAATACTGATATAGCTTGACCATAATCATTATATATTGGAATATTAATTCTTACTTCTTTTTCCTCATCATGTGTTTGACCTGCCTCAGGCTGTGTAATTCTAAATACTTTTTCTACAGAATAATGATGTTGAGCCAACATTTGAAAACATCTACCTAAGTGTTCTAAAGCTGGTTCTACAACACTACCCATCCAAGCTTTAAGTCTTCTAGTACCAAACTCATCATTTGCAAGTAAACCTCTATAAGTCTCAGATTGTTGTTGAGTGAATCCCATCATAGCTGAAGGTACACCTGCTATATATTCCGCATCCCCTTTACCTTCTTGAGTAATTGTAAAGAAAGCATTATTAATAGGAGCTGGCATTACTGGTGTAGGAGGTGTAAATCCTTGTCTATATTTCAACAATGCTCCAGGTGAAGATGAATACTGTTCCCATTCTTCTTCAGGAACAGAACCTTCTTCATACATCCATCTTAGATTTGATGCTAAGTTTGCATTATGTAACATAATCTGATGAGCTTTATTAATCTCTTGCTGTTTTCCTATAATAGGAGTTACAGCGCTCATTGGATATGGTGTGCCTGTATACATATAAGGAATAGGTATAATAGGATATTCTTGCATTTGTATTACTCTTTCATACAAGAAAACATCATCACCAGCTGTACAAGTAAGATGTATCCTATTTTCATAAAATTTTATAGCTTCAATAATCTTAGACTTCATCTCTTCGCTTTTAATAAGAATCTGATAACTTTCTTCTGTCATAACTTGTTGGTCAATGATAGTAGCTGAATCTTGAGCTTGTGATGTCAGTTGCATTTTTCTTTCTTCTATAGCTTGTTGAGCCATTTTTTGAGCTCTTTCTATTTCAAGTTGAGCTCTTTCAGGTATTAATTCACCAGCTTCAGCTGATTGCTGTATACTTAATATCTTTTCTTTTAAACCTACTGATATTTCTTTTTCAGATTCTTCTATCTGAGATTGAACTTCTTCTTTTATATTTTCCATCTGAGCTGGTGATGGAAGAACTTTTATAAATACATTTCTATAAGCATGTTTCTTTTTTGAATATGTTTCATAGTATGGAATAACATCATCATCTTCACCTTCAACAGTTACACCCATTGTAATATCTTCAGGTTGAATTGATTGATAATCAGTAGAAGGTCTTTGTGAAAAACTTACATTATCAGTTCCAGTTGATAATTTTTTTATTTTTGCAGTAAACTCAGGAAACAAATTCATTAATTGAGTTTTAGTTACATTTTTTCTTATAGAGATAAAATTAGCATCTCTAAATAGAAAATCTCTACTAGCTGGGTCTATATATACATCATAAGGGTCAACTCTTTTAAATACAACTTCACCCATTCCTCTATCAGCATCTTTATCAACATCAACCATAATATATCCAATGCCTTTTGTAAGACTATCTAATACTACCTGGCTATATATTGATTTACCATTTGAATGGTACCAACAATAATCAGCTACGTCAGAATGAACTTGAGCGGCATCTACATCATCACCAGTAGCCCCTACAGCTTTCCATCTAGGATTATTAGCTGTAACAAAATATTTCATAATCTCTACAATAGGAGTTACTCTATTAATAGTAAATGTAGGCATTCCAGCTTCATTAAGAGCATCTGTCTCATCTTTTGTAAGTTGTTCGTTTAAATAAAAGTCATATCCTTTTTGACTTAATACTTGCCATCTTTGCCTATGAGAAGAATTTGCCTTATCCCAAAGTTGTTTATTTACTTCAGCTCTTTTTTTATTTGTTAATCTTGCCATTTAAAATAACCTTTTCATAAAGTCCATTATAGAATCTTCTGGTTTCTTTTTTGTTTTAATTTCTTTTAAAGGTGGTAACTCTTGAGGTTCTCTTCTAAGTTCTACCGATTTAGCCCATTCATTTATATCTGGAGCTGGACCTACTTCAGAGTAAAGACGAGCAGATTTTTGAAGTTCTGGGTTATATATATTTTTATTTTCTTCATCTTTTTGAGATTCTTTATAATAAACTCTATCATAAAATTCAAATCCAGGAATTAATTTTTTAGCTATATTATTTATATAACTACCTTCTTCTCCATAATCTATATCCCATGGGTCATATATGCCCATATATTTACCAAAGTCATCTTCACCTAAACTAACTTGATATCTTTCTAAACCAACATGCTTCATAGAGCTTTGAAATCTAGCATCACCTTCTTTTATATCATCACCATGAGGACTGATATTAAAAACTTTTGTATCATTACCTCCTTGTTTAGCTAAAGCCGTTTCTTTTTCCATAACAGGGATATGTTCTCTTACCATATCAAATAATTGTTTTGTCTGAGATTCATCACCATATCTATAGAATTTTTCTTTTTCTTTTTTATTTTTTTGAGAAGATGGAATATATTCACTTTCTTTTATTGTTCCGTATTTTTGAGGCTCACCAATAGCTAACCTTAACATATCCATTCTTTCTGCAACTTTCTGTGGCGGTGGTCTTCCTTTTTTATAATCTCCTTTTTTCCAATTATAATTTCTTACATAGTCTTCTGGGTATACTCTAGAAATCATATCAGATATTTGCTCATCTGAAAAATCATCAGGCATACTACGAAATCTCATCAAAACTGCAAACTTATCTTTTTGTTCATAATCAAATGGATTTACAGAATAGATAACTGCTTTACGCAATTTCTGTGGTATGCTAGTTTTACTTTTAGATGTAGCCATTTACATTAACCATTTTTTAACAACCTCTACAAAATGTTTAGGGTCACCTTTCCCACCATCTGTATTATAATACTTTT